GCCATACACTCACCATATTCAACAGGGTGATATTGATCTCGAAGTAATATTCCTGGCTCTTGATAGGCCTGAAGATGTGAAGAAACTATTGTCTTTGGAACTTACTGGTGTGTGGGTCAATGAAGCACGAGAAATACCAAAGTCTATCATTGATGCATGCACTATGAGGGTCGGACGTTATCCATCTATGAGGGAAGGCGGCCCAACTTGGTCAGGAGTAATTGCAGATACTAACGCGCCAGAGGAGGATCATTGGTGGCCAATAATGTCGGCAGAGGTTCCAATACCAGATCACATACCAATGGAAGAAGCAAAAATGCTGGTGGCTCCCGACAATTGGCGGTTCTTCACACAACCAGCAGGAATGTCAGAAGTAAAAGACGAGGATGGGTCAATACAAGATTATCAGCCAAACGTGAATGCAGAAAATCAAAATAACTTGTTGGGGAGTTACTACTCGAACTTGATCAAAGGCAAGACGAAAAGCTGGATAGATGTATATGTGATGAATCGCCTTGGAACTATTAATGAAGGGAAGCCTGTATATCAAATGTGGGTAAGCGACACACATGTATCGAAAGAAGAAATACCAGTAGCCGCAGGGTTGCCAATATACATTGGCCTGGATTTTGGGCTAACACCAGCCGCAGTTTTTGGGCAATGTGTTAGAGGCCGTTGGCTTATTTTGCAAGAGATCGTAGCCTTTGACATGGGTATTGTCAGATTTGCGGAGTTGTTACGTCAGGAAATAGCAACAAGATACTCAGACTGTGAGGTTACAATTATTGGTGATCCAGCAGGTGATTTTCGCGCACAGACAGATGAAAGCACACCATTTATGGTTTTACGTGGTGCAGGTTTGATTGCTAGACCTGCAAGCAGTAATGATGTGTCACTTAGAGTAGAAGCTGTAGCTGGAACATTGAATAGAATGGTTGAAGGGCAATCAGGTATATTGGTTGATTATCGTTGCAAAGAACTGATTAAAGGATTTGAAGGTGGTTACGGCTACAAAAGAATGCAGGTATCAGGTGAGCGATATGATGACAAACCCGATAAAAATAGATTTTCCCATATACATGATGCATTACAATATTTAATGTTAGGTGGTGGTGAAGGACGAAAGGTTCTGAATAATCAGAAACAAGCCGAAGCGTTTACTATCAAAAGGGACTTTGATATATTTACCAGGCAACCCAAACGTCAAGCACCAAGATTGTGGAGTAGATAATGTCTCAGACACAGAACCAATTTAGCATAATGCAAGCCGCAGGTGCATCGGCAAGAAAAGCTCAAAGAGATCCAGCATTTGCTAAAAAACTTGCTGAAGAGAATCCCTTTGGTGCTAGTGCGTATAGTAGTTTGCTAAGAGAGGCGCGTGGTGCTGGCCTTGATCCTCGAACTATCTCATTTTTTCGACAAGAAGAAACTGAACTCACGAGACTGCAAGAAGAAGCAAACCGCAGGCTTAAGAAAAAGAAAAGTGGTATTTTTGGAAAACTAAGATCAATCTTTTCACCTGCTAGTATTGCAAAAGCGCGTGGTGCAGTTAAGGTTCAAGAAGCAAAACTTGAAGATTTAGCTGGCAATATAAGATCAGAGATTACAAAAGCAATTGAAATTCAAAAACTAAAGCGAATGCGTAGTACTGCTGTTGAAGAACTACAACA